CAATGGTCCATGCTTATATGCGTGAGAAGAATATTCCTTCTTCTCTAGCTAATAATGGTGATGACTGTGTATTAATGTTTGAAAAGAAACATCTACCTAAATTACATGATCTGTCTGATTGGTTTATAAAAATGGGCTTTAAAATGGTAATTGAAGAGCCGCTTTTTGATTTACGGCAAGTACCATTTTGTCAAACCAACGTGTTAACTAGTCCTGGATATAACATATCTGTTCGATCGCCACTTGTAGCACTCTCCAAAGATCTTCATTCCACGTACAACTTCAATCATCCAAATCAATATGATCAATGGTTATCTTCTGTTGGAACATGTGGTAAAATGTCCACACAGGGTATTCCTGTTTTGGAAGCTTTTTACTCTTCATTCCCTAATCTTGAAGTTACCAATAAAGATTTTATCATTGAGATGGAAAGAGAAATCGAATATTGTATGGTTGGAGGATCCGAAAAACGTGGCATTTCTGATGAAATGAGAATTAGTTTTTGGAGAGCGTTCGGTATATTGCCAGATTCACAAATCGAACTGGAAACGATGTTTAAAAACATTAAGTTTGGTGGAAGTAATTATACTCATATTCATAATACTTCACACATACCTTATGCATCGTTGCTCCAGTCAATATTGAAAATCTGACAATTTTCTTCTCAATCAATCTAAAATAACAACAACATGACAAAGCATAACAATAAGTCTAAACATAAGAAATATGGTAAACATAAAGTAAATCCTCTCACAGTAATGAGATCCAGACCAAAAGTAAATTTCCATTTTGATGGGCAGATACTTAATGGTACTGGATTTTCTGTACCTTTAGTCACTGTGTCTAATTTTGCTGCGGGCATTTATTTTGTTGATTGTAGTAACGTTCAATCTGGAGGTTCTGGTTTATTTTATCAGAGCATATCCAAAGATTTTTCTAGTATCACTGATTATTATAATGAATATTTTTATCATTCAGTGCATTGTGAATGGATGCCATATATTTCCCCGGGTATAGCAGATGGTGGATCTCAAATCTACATTTGTTATATTGACAATGCTGAGGAAATGGCAGGCCTGCCAGGGTCATCAATCGCCACAAATTTTAACATTGCTAAATCTTCACGTAATATGAAATTTTTCAATGCATGGGAGAGGTTCTCTTATAACATTCCTCTCTCTAGACGACGCAAAACCTTTGACGTCAATACCAATACCGCATACACTGTGGATGTTGTTGATAGATCTGTTCAAGGTGCTGTTATTACTGGACTTTCTTCCAGTAGTGCAGCTGTGTCGCTCGGACAATGGCGATTTACATATATTCTTGAACTACGCAATCTCAATACAAATATCGCAACTTAATAAGGGTTAACTTTGTATTTTATATATTTAAATGTTCTGTTGACTTTAAATAATCTTAGAAATGGAGGCATTATTATAGCACACTTGTGAGGCATATACTGTAATTAGTTTGCCAATATTATGGAACAGGGAGACTGGTTTGTCAGATCAGTTGTGACTCCACCCAGATATTGGTCCTGAGACTGATTAATTACTAATACTCATAAGAAGGATTATATTAATGATGGTAGAAGG